CGATAGAATATTGTAAAGTATCATCTGTAAGAGCTCCCATGTTGTAGGCTAATGCCAAAGACTTCAATGGGAAGTTCTCAACTTGTTGTGTTGCCGTCATTTGACGAGTTCTACGATTGATAGTAGCCGAGTAGTCTGTGTTGATTGTGTCAGCAGTTGCATAAGAACTAAAGTCATCAACCAAAATACCATTCTTGAATCTGTTCAATCCATAAGCATCAGAAATCTGTAATGATGATGCTTTCTGTTCCAACAAGTTCAAAGAAGCATAGTATTCAATATTGTTAATACGATTTTCTAAACCAGCAATATCTTGCATGGTATAACGCTTGTGTTTAACTTTAACAATACTCAAATCAGGAACAAAACCTGTTGGTGCTTCTGTTGGAATATATCCTGTGTAAGGATTGTGTGTCAATTCAGCAACAACCAATGAACCATCTGGCTCTGCTGGGAACAATGGAGTTAAAGATGGAGAACCTTCAACGATTTGGAAGCTTCTATCTTTACTTAACACCAATTTATCTTTACGACCAAGATAGTAAGAATAATCACTGGTGAATAGAGTTAAATCTACAGGCAAATAAACACCATGTTTTGTATCTGCTGAGTTTGCATAACGATATACAAAACTAGACTGTGCATTTAGACGAGCAGGTCTAAAGTCAATACAATCTCTCAATGAATAAAGAGTTCCGTGTTTACTTGTGTATTGTGGAATTTCTTGGTATGATTCTGGTTTTGATGAACCTGTGTAAGACATAACACTAAAGTAACCATCACCACCTGTATGTTGATAGTAATCTAAACAAACAAGAATATTACCAATTGGTTGTGGTGCACCAGTTCTTAATTTAATTGAAGCGTGGTCATAATAAGAATCTCTTTGTCCATTATCAAAAATGTAATTATTGGTTACATCATAAGAAGCATCAGACAACATAGACACATTTGGTGTTGTGCCAGAATTCTTGGTGTCAATAATTTTAACAATACGTTTCACATCAGAAAGATATAAGCTTTGCTGACTTCCTGGTGAAACCAAACCAGCATTTTCAATGTAAACTTGACCGTAAGATGTTAAAGTTGTATCATCCACTTTGGTGTAAGTATTAACGGTGGTGCCTGTAATATTAATGGCTTCAGTATTGGCTGTAATTAAGTTTTTACGTTTCAACACATAACCAGTATTGTCTGCATTTTCAGCATAAACTTTAGCAATAATAGTTGCAGTAAATGGTGAAAGGTCGGTTGCAGCAAAAGTAGCAATAGAAGAATCATTATCTAAAGTAACTGTTCTTCCTGAAGTTGTCCAAGGAACAATATCACCAACATTAATGAGTGTGTTTGTGCCTTTATTTGTAACAACAACAGTATAGTTTTGTTTGATTAAATCAGCTGATAGTGTTGAACCTGGAGTTCCAAAATGTTTCATAACACCAGTTAAAGCACCTTCATAGTTTAACTGAGCAGTTACAGAACCACCAGCAGAAGTGAAAGCAATATTTCTGAATACTTGTTGTGTTGTGTATGAAGTATTATTTAAATTAGAAACATAAGGACTTCCAACATTAAACAACATTTCTGGAATATTTGGATTTTCCAATACAGTATTACCGGATGAAACTCCACCAACTTTACCTTCAGTATTAATATTTGCAATACCATATACAGTTGCTGGGAACGAACTAGAAATAGCCGTTACAGTTTCGATATCTTTAATATCAAAATTCAATACAAATGTTGAGTTGGTTGTTGGAGTTGATGTCCAATTTTGATTAACAGTAGCAACTTTGGTTACACCGTTATAAGAAGTAATTGTTCTAAAGTCACCAGTTGAAGGACCATCAACAATAGAAATGTTTACACCAACATAAGCGGTATTACATACGGAATATGTTGATGGTAGTGTAATGGTGTTTGTTGAACCGGCTGTGGCGTTTGCTGTTGGAGCTTGGTTTTGAATATCGTTTACATATGCTTTGTAAACAAAAGTATTTGCATCTGTATCAGAAGTATTGTGGTCATAAACCAAAGCACGAATATAACCAGTACCAACTTTAGTTGCATTGTATGCGTCAGCAGTTCCAACTGCCACATTAACTGTTGGAACACAATGTAAATCAATTGCTTGTGTTGTGGTTATGTCAAATACAGAACCGTTGGCACCTTGAACGGTGTCAACATACAAATAAGAACCAAAGTCCACAAATACTGGACTATTATTTTGTGATGCTGTTGTTCTTGCACGATTAGAAGTTAATTCGATTGGTGCTTGATTCTCTAAACGATATCCGTGAACATATGCCAAACCTTTACCAATACTCATTGTATATTGATTTGAGTTGGTTGATGTTTTTGGTGTTAATTTAAAATCACTAACAACATAGTCACCATTGGTTTCATAATCACGCTTAGCAAAGTAATCATCAATAACATTGTAAACAGAACCGTCAACCATTTTGGCAACAGCACCATCTGTAATACGAACCAATTCAATAAAGTCTTGGTCATCACCTAATGTTAATGGACGAGTAGATAGTGTTAAAGAAATTTTGTAACGGTCAGCACCAGGAGCTTGATAGTTTGAAGCACCAACGGCTGGATCCAATAATGAAGAATCATTAATGTAATCTTCAACAGTTTCATCAATAGTCAAACCAACTCTTAAACTTGGTGTGCTATCATATTTGTTTAGAATAACTGTCGATTCTGAAACTTGAACAAAGTTACCTAAAACATAAAACACACCTTGAGAAATGGAAGCAATTGAACCATTTCCTGTAGAATTTTGTGAATATGCTTGTGCTGTTACGGTTGAACCCACAACATGAATGAGTGAACTATTTGTAAATTTGTTTCCTGAAAGATAAGAAACAATCAAGGTATTTGGGTCGCCGTTTGCTGCGACAGAAACTTTTAATACTCTTGCTAAAATTGTACCGGTGTCATCTTGGATTAATTGGCCATCAAATTGGGTTACATCAACTGGAATATTAAGATATGTATCTTGTAACTTGATGTAATATACACCAAAGTTGGTAGTAATTTGACCACCAGTAACAGGAGAATTTTGTTTGAAAATGTTATCAGCAAAACTAGTAACTTGGTTTTGCAGAATTGTTTGAGATTGTGTTAATTCTCTTGCTTGAACGGCACGACCAGGTCTAAAAAGAATACGGTGAAAATTCTTTGCCGAATCAAAGTCGTCATAATAAGGGTCAACATTAAAATTCAGAGCCATTTTATTCCTTTAGTAACCTAATACGATTTTTACTTGTTCTATTCCGTCAGGACTTCTTGTAACTCCTGACCTATTTTCTATGTAAGACATATAACCCGAAAGGATTACAAAGTCTGGTTGATTGTATGATAATAATGTTCTTGTTGTGGATGAATTTTTACCAAACAAAGGAGCATTTAAAATTGGAGTTCCTGTTGTATTTATCAGCTTTACCGTATTGCTTGCTACATCAAAACTGCATATTGTTCCAAAGAAACTGGCGGTTTCCAAAGTATCTCCTTGCCACACAATTTCATCACTTACATATTCTCCAAAACCAGGAGCCACAACCAAATCTGTGGTGGTACGATATATTGTTGCATTAGCTGGATAATGTTGCATACTCAAACTGGTTGGATTAACTACCAAACCAACTTGATAAAAAGTTATATCTGTAGGAATTACCCCACCTTCAGAACCATCAAATTCAGTAACGAACATGATTCTTGAAGCACCCAATTCAGATACGGGGTCATAACCATGGCCACCAACTGGAGATGTGGGAGCAATGACTGATACACCAGAACCTAAATTTGATACTATGGCTACGTTTGCATAGGTGTAATTACCGCCAGCATTATTGACTACAATATCATCAATTGATCCATTTACGACATTGGCTACAGCATTTGCACCAGCACCATCACCAGTGATAGTAAGTGTAATGATTGCATTTGCTGGATCATATCCTGACCCACCATCGAGAATATTAATAACATCAATACTACCAGCACCTGCTGTAGTTAATTCTAAAGATGGGTCGGGAGTATTGGCTCCTACTGGACAAGGCAACCAATTGCTATCCATGAATTTTTGAGCAGTACCAATGTCCACATTATACATGAACTTCCATTTATAACCATCGGCACCATAGTAAATGTTATTTACACCGTAATTTCCAGGTTCAAAATAAGGTTCTGAAGTGGAAGGTGATCCATTACCGTTCCACAAACATTTGAATACTTGGTCATATTGATTTTTTATATAAAATTTACGAACCAGTTTGTTATCACCATCAACTTCAAACATATCAACATCATCACGGTAATAATCATAAACAACACCATCTGTCCAGTCAAATCTTTCGATTACTGGAGATAGGTCATTTGTTTGAACTCTTTTTGCTACAAAAATGTTTTTAAATGTTTGTTTAATTGCAGCTTGAGTTTGTGAAGGTGCTGGTGGCGCATTATCATCTGGCCAAGGATCAACTTTAGATAAAAAACAATAAACTGATGAGAATGGAACACCAGGAACATCCGGTAGTTCTACTACAGGTGAGTAGTATATCTG